CTACATATTTATCAAATCCGATTCTTCCGTCCGCTTCGACCGCGCCTAAATTTGCCTTTAGCGCCAGGTTTGCAAAAGTTGCGATAGCGTCGTTCATCCATTCTTCCATCTTTGTTCCGCCCATAAACTCGATCTTGAGCGTTTTCCTTTGAGGGTGCGTCACGACACATGTTGTTATGGCCGCTGTAAGCTTGTCCTCTACGTGCACGAGCCACATGACTGCGCCGCCTTCTCTTATATCGTCTTCAACGTCTTGCATTGTGACGTCGTTTGACTGCCTTGCAACCGCCGGAGCTATAAGTTCCATGCCTGCGCCGAGAAACCGGTCAAAGTCATCTTCTAGCACTGGCAAAATAGTTATGCGTGGCCTTGAGTGTAAATGTACAACATTATCAGTCATATTAACACCCCTAGCCATGCATCCTTGTAATCGCAAGCGTTGACGCGGGTGCCGCTGGGCTAAACGCTGTCGCCGCAGATGCATCCAAAAAGCCTGACGTGCTATCCACCGCCCACATAACCTGCAAGTAATCGCCAGCCGTTACGTCAAACTTTGCAGCGCGTGACACAACAAGAGTTGCGCCGTTCTGGTGCAGGGCGTTCTTCATTGTTGAGCCTGTCGCGTCTGTGCCGTTTAAACGAGGCCAAAAGTAAAAGTTTACCGTGCTAGATGACGTTGACGCGATCTGCGCTGAAAACATCAATAAGTATTCACCGCCCTCCGCAAAGACAATCTTCGTTGGGTCAGTGCCATCGAGCGATATGCCCTCCGCGCCTGTTGGCGTGTCAAATTGGATCGCGTATGCCGTATTAGTTGCCGCAGCCGTTACGTCTGTCGTGCGCACTAGGTTGGCGTGACCATCTTCCAAGACGATCTGCCGAAACTCGCCATCAACAGAAACAACAGGATACTTATTGACGCGATCAAATAGCAAAACGCCATCTTCTGCCGCAGAGCTATACTGATCCTTGGCATCTAACTGATTAAGCGCCTTACCAAGAAAGCGCCTAATATTCTCAGCCCATGCCTGAATGTCTGTCGTGAATGGCGGAACTATTCTCATCTACGCCCACCAGCTTTTGCGTCTAATCGCATAATCCCAACTCGCCAATCTGCGCTGGTGTTGCCCTCAACACGCATTCGCACTTGGCGACCATTGAAGCGAACAGATGTTGGGTTTGCCATAGAGAATGGCCCATATTCTGTTTCTTCGGCGTTAGGATAGCTGCGCGTTTTAAACTTAGCCGTAACATCGCCCTGCGTTTTTTCATCAGGAATAAGGTGCGTCACATGCATAATCTGATCGCCCTGACCTATTGCGATTGGGCCTGTCTCAGCGAATGGCGTTGCGCTGTCATAGTTAAAGCCAACCTCATGCTCGTAAAGCACCCCGTCATCGTCAATCCAAAGCGGGTTTTTAAATACGCCGCGATCTACGCCTGCGGTGCGATCTAGCGACCCAGTGATCCACACGTTGTCGCCATAATCATATGCAACGTAGCTGTCGATCTCCAAGCTGCCAGATGATGGATAGAACCACCAAATTTCTGACCACTGAGAGTTGACGATTGCGTAAATTTTGGACTGCTGGTCACGGTTAATATCTGAGAATACAAAGTCACCGACTTCGCATGGGATTTGCTGAACTGAGCCGCCAGAGTAAATAAAGAAGTTGCGCAAGCCCATCCAGACAACGCCGTTGTCAATAGCCGCCGCGCCTTTTGCGCTAATCACACCACAAGATGTGCCAACGCGCTCAAAGCCATAAACAAATGGTGGGCCTGAGTATGTAGCCGTATGCGCATCCTGATCTGTCAAAATCAACGCCTGACCGCGTGTTCGCAAGCCTGCTAAGATTGTGCCGTTTGTTTGCAACTCAATGTCGCCAGCTTGGTTAGTTGCCGCAGCCGCCCACGTTGTATTGTCCTCTTGGTCACTCCAAGCAATTTTACGAGCATCGCCATCTGCGCCAAACGCAAAGACAAAACGCTCCTCAGTGACCATCATGCCGCTGCAACCTGTCGGCGCATTTGATACAACCGCAGCATTATTTGAGGTATTAAGCTGCCACTCTAAAATGCGACCATCGTCTGGCGAACAGGCAAGCAAGTATTCACCCCAAGGCTCTAAACTCCATGTGGTTGCGCGAAGGACGTTGCCTGTGTCCTGACGCTCAACGCCATAAAGATAATCGCCATATGCACCTGCGCCATATCCAGTGAATGATGTCGCGTCGATGCGCCCTGCCGTTAAATCGCTAGGCGTGATGTCCGTTAGATCGTTGGCAGAGCTTAGAAAATACAACTTATTGTAAGTGCCAAGGGCAATGCGTCGAATGTTGCTGTTATCTTCCCATGCAAGCATACCACGCGCGGTGCCGCTAATATCAACGGTTCCACGCTGCCGCCATCCACCGACAGGACGAAGCGCATCATCATGCCAGCGCACTAAGTTCCCGTCACGCCACCTGTTCATGGCTTGGTATTCAGTGCCGTTGCGATATTGTCCATTCGGTAGCTTTAGGGAAATTAATGGCATTATAGTTGTCCTACCCTGTCTGTTGGGAATACACGTTTGTCACCCGCAGGCCAAATAATGCGAACTGCGCCTTTACCACCGCGACCCGCGTCAGTGCCACCCGAAGTGCCACCCCCGCCTCCGCCAGCACCATAATCAGCACCAATTGCGCTTGTGGGGTCTGATGCGCCTGATCCTGATGCGCTAGTCGCTCCGCCACCACCCACGCCACTGTCACCTTCTCCAAAGATGCCTACACCACCGCCACCGTTTGCGCTTGATCCGCCTCCGCCTGCGCCAGCACCTCCTGACCCATCAGAGCCATCAGAACCATTGGTTCCACCTGCTCCGCCGTTTCCTGAATAGCCGCCAGAACCGCCACCGCCGCCGCCCCAAATGCTGCCGCCCGATCCGCCGTTTCCGCCGTTTCCGCCGCCGTCAGCGTTATATGGTGCAGACGCAGAACCGCCAACGCCACCTGATCCGCCTGCTGTTGTGCCTCCGCCTGTGCCGCCATCAGCTTGCAAGATTACAGTGCCGCCGTCAGAAACGTAGCTATCGCCACCGTCTGTGCCTGATGAATATGAACCACTGCCGCCTGCACCTGCTGCTCCGACAGTGACAGAAAGCGTAGAGCTTGGCGTCACAGAGTAATTATTACGATAACTTAATCCGCCTGCACCTCCTCCGCCACCACCAGTGGTGTCTAGGTCAGCATTTCCGCCACCTGCACCTGCGCCGATGCAAATAATGCTAACAGAATAAACACCGTCAGGGACTGTAAACGTGTATGTCCCCGCAGATGTATATAGCTGTTCGCCTACTGGCACATAATTACCAGCCGAAGCCAGTATTTTAGCCATACTCATGACATATTGTCTCCGATTTGGAAGCCATACCATGTTGTCCCGCCGTCAAAGGTCAGGAACGTAAAGATGTCGGTTTCTCCGCTTGCAGTATCTGTGGGCGTTAGTCCGCCACTCCAATCCACACTAGCAGGCCATGTCAGCGTATGTGTGCCACCCGCAGTAATCTTCAGGACAAAGCCATATCCGTCATTAGTCGTTAGGTTCACGCCAGAGTAATCAAACGTGAATGTCGTGTTGCCACTTGTCGTAAGGGTAAACATGTTGCCCTCATCGCAGTCTACCGTGACACTGGTGCCAGATAGCGCGACTGTCGTGTCAATGTAGCAAGTCGCTTGCACCTCCTCGACCAACTTAACATTGCCGTTTGCATCCGCCGTGACGACCTTTGATGCCTCAGATGTTCCGTTGGTTGTGACATCCAAGAGCGATGAATGATCTGATAAAATTGTGAAGTCAGCTTGAACGGCACCCGCCAGTAACGTGTCTACCGTGTCCCAGTTGGTATTTAGGTATCCGCCCCAAGCATCATCGTCAGCACCGACTGTCGGCTTGTTAAAGCTGTAGTTTGTAGTTGTTGCTGGCATTATGCTGCCTCCGTCCAAGTTTTAGATGTTGTCGTGACATCAGTCCAAATGTCATCAACGATAGTTTGATCTGTCCATGTTTCCGCGCCCTGATCTTGATCTGACCACTTCAAGCCCATTGCTACAGTGATAGCACACTGCGAGGCTATTGTCACACTTGCATGGCGTATTCTAAACAGTGTTGGGCTTACTGCGGAAGTGCAAGCTATTGATGCGCTTGCGTCTAGCAGCGAGTTGGCTGTCGCTGATACTGTAGAGGTGCAAGCAATAGTTGACGAAACATCCTTAACAATATTCGCCGCAGAGGTAACTGATGAAGTGCA